AAGAGTATCATTTGATTTGAAACTCTATGGTAATTGTGCGTATCAAGTATTTTGGAATGACGAACATACCAAGATTGTAAAGATGTATCACATTCCAGTACAAACCCTTCGTGCTGAGAAACTATACGATAATACGAGAGTAGAATACTATTACTATTGCACTGATTGGAAAGACCAACGAAAGATAAAAGATAAAATCAAGATACCAGCATTTGGTACATCTAATGAGAAAAGAGAAGTTCTATACATCAAGGATTATTCACCTAATCTATATTATTATTCTTTACCTGATTGGGTATCTGCTCTTCAGTTTGCAATTGCAGAAGCTGAGTTATCTAATCTACACATAAACTCAATCACAAATGGGTTCTTACCAACCTTGATGATTAACTTTAACAATGGAGTTCCTGCACCTGAAGAAAGACAAACTATTGAAGATTTGTTATATTCTAAATTTACTGGCACTAATAATGGTGGTAGATTTATGGTATCCTTCAATGATGATAAAGAGAACCAACCAACCGTAACTGCAATCCAATCTGATAACCTCCACGAGAGATTCAAATACATTGCAGAATATGCACAAGATAGAATCTTGGTAGGTCATAAAATTACATCACCTTTACTCTTTGGTATAAGAACACAGAACAATGGTTTTTCTTCCAATTCTGATGAGATGAAGACAGCATATAGTATCTTACAAACAATGACCATTGCACCTTTCCAGAACCTTATAATCAACTATTTAACCACTGCGTTAAGAGAAGGTGGATTACCTGAATTGGAATTGTACTTTGAACAACTAACTCCATTAGTAATCTTATCAGAGACTGCAGAAGAAACTGGTAAAACAATTGAACAAGTTGAAGATGAAGTAAATGATTCAATGGCAACTCCTGACCAAGAACCTGACCCAAACATCGAAGAAGAAACTATAAGTGATGAGGAGGAGTTGGAGTTCATCAGAAACAACATGGGTACAAAACTATTAAACAAAAGATTTAACTAATATGGCAACTGCATTATTTATAACTCGTAATGACATCATCAAGAATACTCCACTCCAAGGAGCAATAGATGCTGATGCATTACTACCATTCATGGTAACAGCCCAAATCAAGTATATAAAGAACTTGATTGGTACGGTATTGTATGACTTTTTGTCATTAAAAATAGAAGATGGTACAATAGGTGGTTTAAGTGTGTTTTACCAAGACTTACTTGCAGATCATATCAAACCTACTCTTATATGGTATGCATGTGTTGAGTATATCCCATTTAGTTCCATTCAGTTCAAATCTAATGGTGCTGTAAAACAACAATCAGAACAAGGTGTTGCTCCAACAAAGACAGAGATAGATTATCTACTAGCAAAGGCACAAGATAATGCTGAATACTATGCATTGAGATTACAAAACTATTTGATTGCTTACTCTAATCAAATACCACAATATCTACAATCAGTAGGAAATCAAACGCAGATATACCCCGATCAAACGAACCAGTACTTTGGTGGAATTCAATTATAATAAATAAGATATGGCAGCAATAGTTGAAAATAGTGGTGTAAACTACACACTTTATTATAATATTTTAGATTACTTCAAGACGATTATGGATAACCACCCATCATTACAACTGGTTACCCAAGGATTGATTCAAGATTTTGATACGCGTGAATTTCCACAATATCCAGTGGGTAATGTATCAATACTTTCTTGTGAGTATTTAGATACTGTAACTAATTGGGAAATTCAATTGGTAGTTGCTGATAAGATAAAGAATAAAAATAACGAGAGTGATGGAGTGTTTAATACACAAACCATTCCTTTCTATGGAGTAGATGATGTGGTAGATATACATGCAAACACACTTGCAATCATAAACGATTTAACATCCTTTACACAAAGGTCAGTAAATGGTTTAGATATACCTGATATCATCATAAACGAACCATTTGAAGATAGATTCAATAATGGTCTTGCAGGTTGGGTGTCTACCTTTACCGTAGTAGTTCATAACAATAGAGATAGATGTTTATTCCCATTACTACCTAACTAATGGCAACTCTAAATCAAACTATTAAAAAAACCAAAGGATTAGAACAAATTGCGCAACAAGTAAAGAATGTTGCCTTGTTCTATGCACCTAAAGATACTGGTCATCTGAAAAGAGAAATAAACAAATTCAATAGAGTAAAACAAATGGTTTCTATTGTTGGTTCAGGAACACGGAGTAAAATCAAAATAGATTTAGATGTATCCCCACCAACTGCAGAATATGGTAAATGGTTTCAAGACCCACCCAAAGTTGTAAAGAGAAGAAAGTTCAAACAAACTGCAATCAAAAGAGGAAACTGGCAGTTTGGTAAAAAGGCCTTAAAAGATAAATCAGTTAAAACTGAAATCAAGAAATTCACAAAAGAATTTGCTAAAGAGTTCAAACGATTTGCCGTATTAGAACTACAAAAGTTTAGATTTACATAACCCTCCATACCTTTTTGGATTATAGTGGTTATATATAAAATGATTTCAGGATTATGGCCTTATATATTACACAAGAACCAGATATAGTAAGTTTAGCACAATCACCAATGCCAATCACATTGGAAGAAGATACTGCAGTAATAACTTCATCTTCTTTTCAGTATGTTTTAGATTTATACTATTGGAGTGGTGGCCCTGCAGATTCAGGTTCATCAAAATACACATTAGTTAAATACCCGAACGAAAGTGGTGTTGGTATATTTGATATAAGTAGAATACTAAACTCTACACTTACCGATTTATTACAAACGAACCCATCCAATGTAAAGTATGCAAAGGGAGTTGGGTATTGGGAATATTTATCAGGTTCAAATTATGTAACTGGTTCACAAAAGGTTGAAACACAATTAGTAAGGTATTTAGATGGATACCAATTATTTCCAGAACCTATTGGTGAATTTATATACGAAATGACACCACACTGGCCGTTGATGACATCAGGTCCAGCAACACAATCAGTATTTATAGATGATATAAGTAATGCAGGTGTATTCACTGGTTTATATGATTTTAGTAGTGAGAGAGCAGCCAAGATAGTTTATTCATCAAGTATTCAAACTGGTGAGTATTTATTATACACTGGTTCTTTAACAAGTGAGCAAATAAACCCATATCCTAATGCACCAAATGATGCAGGATTTCCATTATCAGGTTCTTTTGATTCATATACTATACAAGCATATTCTAATCTTGGTAATCCATTAGGATTTCCTTTAAGATACAATATAATTTGTAATCAAAAGTATCCAAATATACGAATCAAATGGAAAAACCGATTTGGTCAATTTGATTCATTTAACTTTAACATGATTAACACAAAAAGATTTGATGTTAATCGTTCACTTTATCAACCACAAATTGGTTCATGGGGTGGAACATCTTTAGGATATGCTAATTACGAAAGTAATAATCTAAACTATATGGTGGATACAAAAGAAAGTATCCAAGTGAATACTGATTGGGTAGTTGAAGAATATAACGAAATCTTCAAACAACTTTTGGTAAGTGATGAGATATATTGGATATATGATATAGTAGAATATGAAGTAAAACCTTTAACTATAAAAACATCTAATCTTACTTTTAAGACTGGTGTAGTAGATAAAGTAATTCAGTATGCATTTGAATTTGATTATGGCCAAACTTACAAACTTGTAATCTAATGGGAGTTAATAGTAGTAAAGGTTTTAATTTTAGATTAATGGCCTCAGGGAGTAATGGGTTTCAACAACTTGATACTTTCTCTGATGAAGATGTATTCGTATCTAATAATGTCACCGGTCTATTTGATTTAGGTTTATTACCATCTGATTTTACAAGACAAATTACTATACCTGGCACAAAGGTAAATAACGCGTTCTTTCAACACGTTTACGATATAATGGTAGAAAACCCTTACTTGTTCTCTACAAATGTAAAGGTGCCCGCTTATTTTGATTTTGACGGTATTAGTATATCCAATGGGTATCTCCAATTAAACCAAGTAAATGTATATGCTAATAAATTCGTAGAGAGTTATGAGATTAGTATATACGGTGGGTTATCATCTTTTGGTAGAGATGTCAATAGATTTTTTCTTACCGATTTAACATCTTCATTGGCAAAATATAACCATGTTGCTAATTGGGATAATATATCTCAATCTTGGGAAAATGGATTGTTTGGTGGTGATTTAATTTATCCACTTGCAGAATATGGCCAGAAGATACAATATACACCACAAGAACCATTGTTTGGCATAGATTCACCATCAGGTTCCCTTTGTGTTCAGGATTTCAAACCAGCAATTAGAATAAAGAAAGTATGGGATGCAATCTTTGAAGAGTTTGGATACACATACTCATCATCTTTTTGGGAACAACCATTCTTGGATAATGCGTATATGTTGTGTAATAACAACCTTCGGTATCCAATCTTTGATGAAATAGATTTAGAAACTTATGGTTTGTTTAGAATTAGTCCTATTAGTGGCAGTGGAACTGATTTTTTATTAACTGCAGGAAACAATAGAAAAATTGAATGGTATAATATAACATCAAATCCTGGTGGTAATCTTTCTGCTAATTTACAATATGCACTTGATTTTCCAACACAAATAAGAGGATTATTAAATCTAAATTTTGAGGTTTCATCATCAGCTGTTGGTAATGGTATTCCACAATTTTTTTTAGAAATAAAGAATACTGGAAATACATTTTCTTCAAGTATTGAATTAATCAATTACAATAATTTTATGGATGATGTGCAGATATATAATTCTACACAAACAAGAACTGAAAAGTTTGAATTATTGACTGAATGGAATTCATCATTACTACCAGCAGATACTTATGAGTTTTATATTAGATACGAAAATCAAGGTGGTTCTAATTTTAGAGTTATTATCAACCCTGATAGTGCAGTAACTTCTTATTTTCAAGTAACGAAAGTAAATCAAGGTGGTGAAGGATTAGTAATGAACATTGCACAGAATATGCCATTTGGAACAACTGGTATTAAGTTGATTGATTTTATTACATCTATTCAAAAGAAATATAACCTTGTAATATACCCGAACAATACGAAACAACGAGAGTTCATAGTTGAAACATTTAACAATTGGTATAAGAAAGGACAAGTTAGAGATTTTAATAGGTATATTAACTTGAATGAAAAGATTTCTGCAATACCTGCAAACAACCTTGCAGTAAATGCATTGAATTTTGGTGATACTCTTGATGGTGATTATATATCCCAACAATTTAGTAAAGCAGAGAATAGAGAGTATGGTAAGTCTTATTATGTAGATACCGAAAACTTCTTCTCACAAGGGACATTTGAAGTTAAAACAAAGTTTGCATCCACTCCTCTCGGTTATCTTGCAGGTACTGGTACATCAGGTTCTGCACAAAGTGGAGTATTCCAATTCCGTTCTACTGCAACTGCAACTACAATAGGTTCATTTAATGCAGAAGCAATTGCAAACATTAAGTTAGGAACTCAATTCTTAACTCAAGCATCTGCTTTTGTTTTCTCACAAAATAGTTCTCAGACTGTAAATAATCCTTCTACTGGTTTCTTTGTAACTACATTAGAAGTTGGTGATACTATTTTATTTGAAGCATTCGGTACTGGTGCAACTAATTTTGATTATACCTTTATTAGGGATTTGGATGGTGTACAAACTATATTAGATAGTGGAACTACTGAAACTACATTCAATTATACAATTACAGATGTAGATGCAGCTGCAACAACTGCAACATTCTTATGTGTGGTTCAAGATAGTGATTAAAAATATAAATTATGGCAGTAACTAATAAAATATTCATTCCAACATTTATCTCATCTATAAATTATGAACCGGTGAGAACACTTCCCCATTTGTATTTCTACAATGGGTTGAAGGAGAGTGAAGAGTATTTTATACAACACTACCCAAGTGGTAGTACAAGTTCTATTGTAAATTCATCACAAACATCATTTCCATATCTTGATTATTATGATGGGTTGACACCTAATAGTTCTTCCAATTCACTCCTATTCTTTAATGAATTACCAGCTTATGGAGAAGCACCTACTGGTTCATTATATACTGAATATTGGGATACTTATGTATCCTTATTATATAACCCAAGAACACGATTGTTTAATGCCAGTGCAATAATACCCCTTGCGGATTATTTTGAGATGGAATTAAACGATATTGTACAATGGAGAGGTAATTACTATCACCTTCGTGCAATAAACGATTACAACTTAAAAGATGGTACTTGTAAGATAGAACTATTAGGTCCAATCATTAGAGATGCAGTTAGTGAAGAGGTACCACCAACACCACCTATTAGTAATTGTATATTTAATTTCAGTTCTTCGGTTGAACCAGTTGTTACCACAACAACAACTGCAGCACCTACTACAACTACAACCACTGCAGCACCAGTTGAAAATTGTACGGCTTATGTAGTTGGTACAAGAACAGGTGCATCATTCTTCTTTACATATAGAGAATGTGGTACTGGAATTTTAAGAACTATATCAATAAATCAAAATAACAGAGAATGGTATTTTTGTGGAGCTGTAACATCTGCACTCCCACCTTGGGGTTATGCGAATGAAATCGGGCCTTGTAGTGAACCAATCCCAACTACTACAACTACAACAGCAGGACCTACAACAACTACTACTGCTGCACCAACTACAACTACAACTACAATAGGATGTACATCTTGTGCAAGTTATACTATTGGAGGTTCATTAGGTGTTAATGGTACTTGGGGATATACAAATTGTTTGACTGGAGTAAGTGAAACTGTTGGAATTACATCACAAGTAATAAGAACAGTTGCTAGTAGAACTGCACCAGTTAAATTATCAGGTACTGGTACTGCAAGTGTTACAAATGTATTTACATTCCCAGCAGGATATAATTGTGGCCCATTTGATTTTTGTAAAACTGAAACTTGGAGAATGGTTACAAAAGATAGACAAAGCCCTCCTGGTTTTATATTAACACAATACTACAATCCAACTAATTGTCAAGTACAAACAATCGCATTATCTAGTGATGCATCAACTTATGATATTAGTGTCATATCAGGTTCGTTAACATTAGGAGGTCCAACTTCTGTTCTAGCATCAATAACACTCTTATCAACTGGTAGTAGTTCTTGTTGTTTGTAAAAATAAATTATATAAAATATGGCAACCGAAATAAGAAAAATAACATTAACTGAATATAACAATTTGAGTGGTCCTGCATATAGTGTGCAATACTCTACTGATTGTATTACATATTCTCAATCTATGGATTGTACTAATTTATTTTTGGCAGGAGTTGGTTCTTTTGGTTTTTGTACCGTTGATGAGGATACTACTTGTATTCGTTTGACATCTATTAATTCTCCTTGTACTAATTCAGTTGTTGAAGATTTAACACCTACAACAACTACTACTACAAGTACAACTACAAGTACAACTACTACTTCTACAACAAGTACTACAACTACTGCAGCACCAACTACAACTACTACTTCTACTACAAGTACAACTACTACTTTAGCACCTACTACAACTACTACAAGTACTACAACTACTCTGGCTCCTACAACAACCACGAGTACAACTACTACTACAGTTGCACCAACAACTACAACTACAACGGTAGAACCAACAACTACCACAACAACTACATTAGCTCCAACTACAACAACTACAACTGCAGAACCAACTACAACAACTACAACAACCACAACTGCTGCTCCAACAACTACAACTACAACCGAACCATGTGTTGATTGTTTTGTATATACTTGGCAAAATGTAACTGGCTCAGTAGTTGGTATTGGAGGACGAAATTGTAATGGATTTGATACATGGAGTTTCAATACTGACCCTTCTACATCAGGTAGTACTCCTTGTGCAAGACAATTTAGTGCACAACAAATAACTGATTATGCAAATTTAGGTCTTAATATAATATCATCTGCTTCTTGTGGAAATAGTTGTATACCTACTACAAGTACAACAAGTACTACAACTGCAGCACCTTCAACACTTTGTTATGAAATAGAGACCGTACAAAGTTCTCAAGGTGAATGTTTTGATTGTCCTGGTTTCTTTGCAAGTACAACTGATACTATACTACATATCTTTGATATTTGTAGTGGTAGTGAGATATTCCCACCAGTTGATATATTTGTTGAAACAAGATATAGTGATAATTCAACATCAAGTTTATTGATACCATCAGGTTCTACTGGTAGTTTGATTATTGCTACAAGTGATGTACAATGTGTTGCACCTCCTACTTGTGGTGAAATTGCAAGTCCAACATTTGTAAGTGCGAGTATAGTAGCATTGACTGGAAGTATTAGTCAATGTTGTGTGTAAATAAAAAAAAGTTATATGAAAAAATTAAGATATGTATGTGCTCAACCTGCTACTGATTATTATAAGTGGCAGGTTGAAGTCCTCATAAACAACTTCACATCAATGGGTATAAACCCAAATGATATGGATATAGTTTGTTGGAAAGTTAATGGAGTTATTCCTGATGATTGGATTAAACTTGCCAATTCCTATCCAGCAAGATTCTTCTTCTACGATGATACAAGAGAGAATAAACACTATATCTCTTCTATTCGTCCAAACATTCTAAAACAACACTTTCAAGCACATTCTTATTTAGAAAGTGATGCAATATTCTATCACGATTGTGATATACTCTTTACCAAGAATCCTATTTTTTGGATTACCGATGAGATGTTAGAAGATGATAATTGGTATGGTTCAGATACTCGTTGGTATATCTCACACGATTACATTATCGGTAAAGGTGAAGATGTGTTACATGAGATGTGTAACATTATGGAAATTCCGAAACAATTAGTAAAAGAAAACGAACATAATTGTATCGGTGCACAATACCTGATGAAAGGATTATCCTATGAGTATTGGGATTGGGTAGAACAAAAATGTGATAGAATGTTTAAGGAGATTACCGAATTAAACAATAAAAAGAAATTAGAAAACCCTTCATACCACGAACTACAAATATGGTGTTCTGATATGTGGGCTGTATTGTGGAAAGGTTGGTTGATGGGATACAAAACTATAACTCATCCTAACTTTGATTTTAGTTGGGGTACATCATCTGAAACAGAATACCACAAATTAAACATCATGCATAATGCAGGTGTAACTAATAGTTCATCAGGATTATTTTACAAATCAAGTTATATAAATCAATTACCTTACAACTCACCAGAACCAAACAAAGGTACTGCATCTTGGTGGTATTGGGATTGGGTAACAAGAACTGGTAAAAGATCATGTCTGAAATAAAATCAAAAATAGTACATAGTGAAAATCCAATAGAACATTGGAGTGATATATCAAATGTTCAGGGTAAAATTGTAATGGATTTAGGATGTGGTTGGTTGTTTCAAGACCACGAATCAACACCTGAATATTTTATTAATAGAGGTGCAGAATTACTAATTGGAGTAGAGGCAGCATGTGGTGAAATAGAAAAACTAAAAGAACTATTCCCTACTCATACTTTTGTTTGTAAAACTATTTTATCAACTGATGATTTAATCCAACTTTTTACTGAATACAAACCACAAGTAATAAAGATGGATATAGAAGGTTACGAAAGTGTAATAGAAAATATGGATGCATCACACTGGGAATCTATTGAAGAGATAGGTGTAGAGTATCATAACCCTACTTGTAAATCTATATTAGAAACTAAATTAGTAGAATTTGGATTTGAAATAACAAATCTAAATCAGTTTGGTTGGTTTTGTACCGATACAAACATCATGGGAATATTACACGCAAAAAGAAAAATATGAATATAACAAAAGCAACTTATGGTGGAGTAGATTGTCTCCAACAAGTAAAATCAAAAGTAAAGGGTGAAACTTTGATTCTCCGTGTAGATAATAATATAATCGGTGATACACAACCTGGAGTAGTAAAGTTCCTAGAAATAGAAATAAATGGGGAATTACATAGTATTAGAGAAGGTCATACTTTTACCTATCCAAAATCTCAACATAATAAGTTAGGTGTTTGGTATTCTAATGATACAACTAATCATCCGGCAGTGATAGAATCTCTAAAATCTATAAAACTTGCTGCAGAAGGAAAGGCAGATATAGTAACTTGTGTATGGAATCACTTACCTGATAATCCATTCCACGAGGTAATATCTTGGAATCGTTCATCTTCACACCTGAATCAACTACTACAAATCTTACAATGTATCTATGTTGCAAAGACAATCGGTAAGTACGAATATGTATCATTCTTGGAACATGATGTTCTATATCCAGTAGGGTATTTTGATTACGAAGATTTCGGTGGAGGTATTCTAACTAACATGAATTATGGTGGAATCAATAAGACTGGATGGCAATATAGAGGTCAGGATGATGAACCCATGCATCAGATGACAATGAGAGTAGAAGATGCATTAGAACATTTTCATTCTATTCTTGGTAATGCATTGGTGACAAATAGTGGTATGATTGAATCACAAAGAATGACAAGAAATCAATGGAGATGTGAGAACGAAAGTATTCACATCAATCATGGTTCTCACTTTACATCCCATTTCAGTATATACCGAAAAGATAATGTATACTCAACACATTCGTATTGGGGTGATTATACAAACTACCTTCACCTATTTAGATAATCATTTTTGTTAAATAAGAAAGACGATTATGATTTCACAAGTATTGAATATATTAGCTGCAGATGATTTTTATGGAGTTTCTGAAAATGTAGAAATCGCAAAGGGTAAATACGAGATAGTACACACATGGAAAAATGTGTGGTATAAAATAAAGAGACATTACTACTATGGCAGATGAAAGAATAGAAATTGAAACCAATATAGATGTAACCCCTTCTATTGCTGCATTAAAACAGTTGAAAAAACAATTAAGAGAAACAACTGACCCTGCTGAGTTTAGAAGATTACAACAACAAATAGATGATACACAAGAGGCAATCAATGCAGCAAAAGCAGGTGCTGGAAACTTTGCAGATGTTCTTGGTAATCTACCTGGTCCTATTGGTGCAATTGCTGGTCAAACAAGTGGTTTGGTTGGTTCCTTAAAACAATTCGGACAAATCAAATTAACTGATATACGAGGTTCTTTTGTAGAATTAGGTAATGATTTAACTGATGTTGCAAAAGGATTTGCAAACATGACTGGTATTACAAAAGTATATACCGTATTAAATCAGGCATTGGCTCGTTCATTCGTAGCAGTAGGTGTTGGTGAAACTGCAGCTGCATCAGGTGCAAGAGCATTTGCTGCAGCATTAACTGCAACTGGTATTGGTGCGATTGTAGTTGCATTAGGTTTGTTAATTGCAAATTGGGATAAAGTAAAAGATGCAATCATGGGTGCTACTTTAGAAAGTAAAACCTATGAAGAAGCACAAGCAGATGTAACCAAGGCATTAGCAGATTTTAATAAAAAATTATTTGATGTAAATAATGCATTCAAACAAGCCAAAGATGGTACTATATCAAAGGATGAGGCACTTAAAAAGTATAACGAAACTCTTGGTTCTACCGTTGGTTTTGCAGGTTCATTAGAACAAGCAGAAGCATTACTTGCAGCAAATACAAAGTTTGTAATTGAAGGTATTAAATTACGAACTCAGGCAAATGTGTTTTATGCTAAATCTGCAGAGGCAGCTGCAAAGGCAGTTAGTGGTGAAGATTTAGACCCTGATACTTGGCAAACCATTGGTAATTACATTCTATCAGGTGGTCAGTATGCAGCATTTGCATCCAATCAAATTGGAAGTTATGCTTCAAACTTAACTGAAACACAAAAAGAAGCAGAGAAATTTGCTGCAGAAGGTGATAAACTTACCCAACAAGCAATTGAAAATGATAAGAATCTAAAGAAAGGTTTAGAATCACCACCTGATTATTCTAAACAAATAGAAGCAAGAAAGAAAGAATTAGAAGATTTACAAAAGGCAAGAGAAGAAGCTCTACTTGGTGTTATGGATGCACAAGATAGAGAGATTCTTTTAGTTGAATCAAAATACAAAAAGATAATTGATTTGGCCAAGAAATATGGTCAAGATACAAAAGCATTTGAAGATGCAAGAGAAAAAGAATTAACTGATATAAGACAAAAGTATCAGGATAAACAAAATAAAGAATTCTTTGATAAAGAACTAAAACAACTTGATTTAAGAAAATTAAGAGGTGAAATAAAAGAAGATGAATACCAAAAATCTTTATTAGATATTGCAGTAAAATACAATATACAAAAAGAAGAGGCTGAGGCAAAGTATCAACAATTCTTAACTAATGAACAAAAGAAAGGTGCAGAAGAAAGAAGACAATTAGCCTTTACTGAATTACAAAATCAAATTGATATATTAGATAGATTAAACGAAGCTATACAAGAAGATTTTGCACAAGATAATCTACGATTAGAAGAGAAAAGAACTCTATTACAACAACAAAGAGATTTAGAATTACAAGCAGCAGAAAGTGATGCAGTAAAAAGATTAGAGATTATCAAGAAATATGCGGATGCAGAAACTGTTATTGAAAAACAACTAACTGATAATAAGAGAGCAGAATTACTTGCAAGAGAAACTGCTCAATTAAACTTTGTATCAGCAGTTGGTGGAGCAGTTGCAGCACTTGGTGGTTTATTCAAAGAAGGTAGTGCAGCTGCTAAAACTGCTGCACTTGCAGAGATTGCTATTGGTACTGGTGTTGGTTTCATCAACGCATTAAGAATAGCACAACAATCTGCTCAGGCTGCAGGACCAGGAGCTGCATTTGCATTCCCTATATTCTACGCAACCCAAGTAGCAGCAATTCTATCTGCAGCATCAAGAGCAAAGGCAATTCTATCCTCTGGTGGTAGAGGTGGTGGAGGAGGTGGAGGTTCCACATCAGGTGGAGGTGCATCACCATCAGCATCCGCACCAAGATTTACTGCACCACAAGGAATTGCTACACCACAAATACAAGCAGGAACTGTTGGTTCAACTCCACAATCACAATTGGCACAGACAATCGGTATGGCCTCTAATAGACCTATTGTTGCACAAGTGGTATCTACTGCAGTATCTTCACAGCAAGCACTAGATAGAAGGACTAATGGTGCAAGTACGTTCGGTGGTGGATAAACTGAAAATAAATTGTTAAATAAGAAAGATTATGAATTACTTAGAAGAAGATTTACAATTATTTGAACTCGTAGTAGATGCTGATGAGGATGGCGTTTTTGCAAATTCGTTCGTGGAAGAACCTGCTATAGAAAGAGATTTCGTATTTTTTAACAAACATAAGGAAGTAACATTCCAAGCAATTGATACTGAAAAGAGATTGGTTGCTGGACCACTTTTAATCCCGAATAAGAAGATTATTCGTATGGATGAACAAATGGGTATGTATAATGTTTTCTTCAAACCAGAGACAATAGAAACCATTGCTAGAAAGTTCATGAAGAACAAGTATAATGGTGAAGTGACAGTAGAACATGATAAAAAAGTAAATGGTGTATATCTTACTGAATCATGGATTATAGAACAAAGTTCAAAAGATAAGAGTAATCTATTTGGATACACATTACCGAAAGGAACTTGGTTCGGTATATATAAGGTAGATAATGATAAAGTCTGGGAAGAAGTAAAAGCCGGAAAGTATCGCGGATTTTCGATTGAAGGTATCTTCGAACACAAAGCATCTACAATGAAATCATCACAATTATTCAGTAAGGATATAGATGAGTTAAACGAGAACGAAGCAGATGTGATACTATCTATGATAAAAAATCTTGTAAAAAAAGATTTAAGATATAAAAAAAAAGAACGGATTTTAATGGAATCCTTTTCGGATTATCCTGATGATGTTAAGAACAATGCCAAGAATGTATTGGAATTCGTTGACAGAAATGGATGGGGTTCATGTGGCACTCCTGTTGGGAAGCAGAGAGCTAACCAATTGTCAAAGGGTGAGCCTATCTCGCTTGATACAATCAAAAGAATGTATTCCTATTTATCAAGACACGAAATCGACCTCGAAAATAGTAAAACTTATAGTGATGGATGTGGAAAACTAATGTATGATGCGTGGGGCGGTAAGAGCGGATTATCTTGGAGTAGAAATAAATTAAGAGAATTGGGAGAATTAGGAGATGAATAGTAATTCAGCACACAAGAAATTAGTAGAACTTGCACCAGTAGTTCCATTCTCTGAATTTGAAAGAGTTCTAAAAGAAGAAGCAACACCATCTAATCCAGTCAAAGTTGGTTGGATTACAAAAGAAGGAAAGAATAGATACTACTTCATGTATTATATCGATGGCCCCCTTGGTGATGGAATTAGTGGTGGCACGGACACTAAAGCAGCAGAAGGTATGGTCAATATACCAGTAATAGGGTTAAGAGGAACTTGGAGAACACTCACTTGGGATACTGTATATAAATTTAGATTCAATAATAAAACTTATAGAGTAGCTTAAAGTTTAAAGTTTATTACATAACCACCAGTTGTTTTTCGTTGGCCATTACAAACCATTGATATTTTACTAGTATCTAATTTAAGATGTAGTGCACATTCATGACCTGAATTGTATTCGCCAACAAAAGTTCCATCTTTTTTGTATACTAAAACTTTTTTTCTTTTAAGTTTACCCATTTTACTATAATGTCCTTTTTCTCGTAGGATTTGTACACTTGCTTTACCACCTAAACTACGAATTGATTTTAGTTGACCTGATTCTACATTTTTCATACCACCTTTTTTACGGCTTTCTTTTGTTGCTATCTTTACAGTCTTGTAATAAGGTTTATTATCTACTTTATATCCATACTCCTTTTGTAATTCTATTTCTCTATTAGATGCAATCATTATATCAGTATGAGTTTCAAGAATCTCGTATTCAGTATAACCTTGATTTTGAACTCTTATTTTAGCATCTTCTTCTTCGGTGCATCCAATTTTACCAATCCTTCCATCTTTATGAACGAAGGTTGGTATGTGGTAGATATAGTATTTTTTCATTTTTAGGTGTTATTAAGATATACAAATATACGAAATTTATTTCGTAATTCCAAATTAAACTACAATAATATGCCTATCAACATAAGACAAGGTGAAACCGAAAATGAATTTATTTCAAGATGTATCGGTGAAGAAGTGAGTTCAGGTAAAGAACAAGATGTTTCTGCTGCTATTTGTTACTCCTATTGGAGAAAAGATAAGATGAGTAAGTTGAGAACATCACAAGAGAAATTCTCTGCAAAGTTAAAATACTCCCAAGATTTTAGAGGTATAAATCTTACCAACTTTGGTGAGAACTCTGATGCATGCTGGGAAGGATATATACAAGTAGGAACAAAAATACTTGATGGTAGAGAAGTTCCTGATTGTAGAGGACCAGTAGATGAGATGGAAACACAACCAACCATATCATCTACATATCCAGGAGAACCGATGTCAGGTTCAGTTAAATTACAAGAATGCCCACCTGCAACATTGGATATAAATCTAAATCTAAAAAATCGTCAATATGCAATTGAGAATGCTATGTACGGTCCTTTGGATATAAAGAACCCTGGTAATTATTGGGATAAGATTGCACAACAATGGGAAGTTCCAGTTGAAGAAGCCAAGGGTGAGATATGTGGTAATTGTGCAGCATTTAACATAACCAAAAGAGTATTAGATTGTATTGCAGAAGGTATTAGTGGTGGAGAACCAACCTCTGATGCATGGGATGTAATTGAGGCAGGTGATTTAGGTTACTGCGAAATATATAAGTTCAAATGCAATGCAAATCGTTCTTGTTTTGCACACGTTGATGGCGGACCAATTAAAGATTAATATATATGAATTTAGTAAAAGTAAAAGTGCGTGATAATAACATCACCCAGGCACTCAAGGTTTTCAAGAAGAAGGTTACCAAATCCGGTCACTTAGAAGAATTAAAGAAAAGACAGGAATACCTTAAACCATCAGTAATAAAACACAAATTAGATCAGGATATTCGTTTCAAACGAAGAAGAGAGAATGGTAAATGAAAAAACCCCAACCAAAATGGAAGGGGTTTTGAGAAACAAATAAATAGCAAAAATTATTATATATAAATATACACACATCCCCAAAAGATGTGTTTTTTTATGCAAAAAATAATCTACTTGATTATCAAGTAGTTAGAAAATAGTTGTAAAAATAGTTGCATAAGGGTTTGGAAAATACCAAAAGTTTTCGTATCTTTATTTTGTAATGATTGAGAAACACTTAAAACTTAAAACAAAAATGACACATTCAACACAAAAATTAAACATTGCTAAATTACTAGTAAAAAGAATCACATTAGATTCAGTATTGGAAGACAGATACTACAATCAAAAAGAACTTGATATGTTAGATTCGGTTCGTAATGACCTTGGATACGATGTATATGAGAAACTTGTAATTGAGATTATGTCAGATGATGAATTTATTTATCAAAATTTACAAAAATAATACAAATTGACACTAATTGACAAAATCATTTTCAGTAATCCTTTATGGAATTCTGGATTTGTTATATTTATCTATACAAGATGTGTGGTAGCATCTAAAAGAAATATGAACTATTAAGTTCAAACCCACCGAGAATAAAGTAACTACCACTACTTTGTTCGGAGTGGGTTTTTTATTTATTATGGAAAACAAAAATTATTTTACTCACGATTATCGTAGTAGGTTAGATACGAAATTGTTAGAGGTTAGAATGAAGCACGGAATGGAAGGTTTCGGTGTTTATTGGGGATTAGTAGAGATGTTGCACGAAGGTAATGGAACAATACAAATGAAACCAGATGTTATTGCTTATGAATTTCGTTGTAATGTTGAATTAGTTAAAGATATAGTTAGTATTTGTTTTGAACGAACTGAAGATGATTTAATTACTTGTAATAGAGTAATGGAGAATTTGAGGATTAGAAAAGAAAAGTTTGAGTCAAAAAGTGAAAAAGGTAGAGATGCAGCAAATAAAAGATGGGGTAAGGATAGGTCACCTATGGGTGATGTATGGGTAGATGATGGGTTTGGTATGGGTAATCATGCTAAAGAGAAAGAGAAAGAGAAAGAGAAAGTAAAAGAGATAGATCTTAAAATAGATAGTATAAGTGATCTTACTAGCACACCAACACCTTCTTTTGCTGAATTATTTTATCAAGGAGTATCAGCAGTAGATTATATAAAAAACAAATAATAAAAAAAAGGAGTAGATAGAAACCTTGTTTGTTATTGTTAGTTTCTATTGAGATATGGAGGATTAAAGAAGAGAATAACCCATTCGCTTAATAGTATTATTGTATCTAATAGTGAAGGGTTGAAAAATTATCTGAAATAATTTGGAATTGTGAAATATATTTCGTATCTTTACAGAGTAATAAATCAATAACTAAAAAAAACAAAATTATGGCAAGATTTCAAGTAGGAGACAAGATTGAGTTTGTAAAATTCAGAGATGCAATCAGAAAAGGAGAAGTAGTAAAAGGTCCTTTTAATGTAGAAAAAGTAGACCATTACTATGTAAGATGGGATTGGGATGTAGATGGAATGATTGGAAGAAACCCAGACTTAATATGTGATTTGACAAGCACAAAGTATCATTATAGAATTGCAAACTAAAACAAAGGGGAGGGAAACCTCCCTACTTTTTTCCAACTTTTCAGATTTCGTATAGTTATACTGTAAGAAACAAATAATAAATTATGAAACAAATAGCAAACTACCCCCAGTACAAAGTATCTACTGATGGCACGGTCATTTCCTACAAAGGTTTAGAACCAAGAGTTCTTAAACCTCAGTTAGTATCCCAATCACAAAAGAAGTATCTTGCAGTTGGTTTATTTAACGAACACAATAGAAGAAATAATAGAGGTGAAAAAGTTCCAAAGTTTCATTACATCCACAGATTAGTATACGAAACTTACATGGGACAAATACCAGAGAAATTAGAAGTAGACCACATAGATGAAAACCCACACAATAATAAATTAGAGAATCTACGATTGGTTACACCTAAACAAAATGCAAGAACTTATTTCAGAAAAGAAAAAGGATTCTTGTATAGTGAGAGTAGAGATGAGATGTTAAAGGATTACCTTACTCTTAAAAATTATAGATTAGTTGCAGAAAAGTGGGGATGTGGTTTGGCAACTGTATCTCGGGTAATCAAGAACAAAAGATATGTGAATAATGTACTGAGAGAAAGTGAACCAGGAATAAAAGATGAATTTACACAAACTGATTTTAGAGATAGTAAATTCAGACAGAAATACAATTTACCATCAACATCAGAATGGAAAGGAAAATGAAAAAGATTTTAGAACATATACAATTAGGAACTTATTTAGAGGCATTAATTCATGTACTCACACTCGGATTCGGTAAATCACTCTCAACCTATGTAGCAGTTCATCTGTTGGGTTTTAAGAGTTGTGGATGTTGTGAGAGAAGGGAGTGGTTAAATCGTTTAACAGATAAGAGTTATGATGGTAAATGTAAAGGAGTAAAATTATTTTAACAACTATATAAACAAACAAATTATGGAATTTCAAGAATCAACAGGCTCACTCAACCTTGAAGAGAGTATCAACAAAACAACACAAGAAGAGATTTTTTACTTTATTGATTTTACTAAATTAAAGAGTGTAGAAGATTTGGTGACAGTCATGGCTGCAATGGGATTTGGTTTATCAAACAAACATTTTCATTTTGAGAAGATTAAACAATTCTTAGATTTAGATAGACCAGTACGAGCACAATAATGAATTACCAAGATCTTTTTACACCAACTGAATGGACAGAGTTAAAGGATGTAATGAAATCCATTCACGATAGAATACCTGATAATCACATGGGAATAGTTTGGAATTCTTATCAGCGTATTAGTAAGGATAATACCCGTCAACCTTGTGGATGTCCATCTGCAGCAAAGTATTGGATAAATGCTGTAAATGTAATAAATGATTTTATTAGACAACAAAATTTATTACAAGCAGGAAACTTGGCAAAAGAAATCAACAATCAGGAGAACCAATAAATGAATGAAAACTTGGAACTTAAACGAAGAATTGAGGTTTTGTATAAGACACACTATATCTGGTTACTACAATCTGCAAAGAATATAACAAAGAATAATTTAGAAGCAGAAGACCTGATAGGTGATTTAATGATTTATCTATTAGAAAAAGGAACACCAAAGATTTACTATAAGGATTCTATAAATACGATGTATTGTTATCGGTATTTACAAACTAGATGGATAAACAAAATAGTAAAACACAATAAGGTTAAAATAACCGATAATAAATTCCAAGAACCATTAGATGAAGTTTATTCTTATGAAGAAGATGAACGAATAATGGAATCATTTGATTTAGTTCAAGAAGAACTCCAAAGATTAACAACAACTCGAGATTGGCCAAAAGTAAAGTTATTCCAATTGTATTACGATTCAGATGATACGATGTTGGAAGTAGCAAACAAAATAGGAATATGTAAATCAACTATGTTTTCAAATATAAAGAAGATACGTCAACACCTGAAGACAACTTGTCCCAATCCATTCGTTGTAAAATAAAAATACAAAAGGTTATGAAAAAATATTATGTGTATGAACTAATCAACTTATATGGAACGGTTGAAGATGTGGGTGAAAGTTATAGACCTAATGTAAGATATAGAGAACATATCTATACAAAACCAAGAGAAAAATATCATGGTGTTGGCAAGTACTATGGCAGACAAGATTTGGTAATGAATATAGTTGCAGAGTTTGATACAAGAAAAGAAGCAAGAAAGTTGGAAACTGAATTAAAACTATCGTATGGATTAGAACCAACTGAATTAAATAGAACTATAAACACTGCCAAAAGAAATGAAGAAATAAAATCAAAATCAGTTTTAGTATATAAAAAAGATGGAACATTTGTAGGTGAGTATTCATCAAGAAGTGAATGTGCCAGAATTCTACAATTAGAACAAAGTAGTGTAAGTTCAATTTGTAATGGTAAATTAAAATCAACTCGTGGTTATATTATAAAAAACAAAGTAAATGCCTAATGATAAAATTATCAGTATAAGAAATCTAAATCAATTACTAACTAATCCCGATTACAAAGAGTATTACGAATTAAAACAAGAAATACTAAAAGATTACCCAATACAAAAACTACGAA